TTAGAGCCAACATCTACTAACTATATAGCTAGAAGAATTGGTGATAGATATATTACTATTGATTCTGATGGTAAGATTACTGAAAATGGTGATTACTCAAACAAATCAAAGTACATAAGAGTTGAAGTAGCTGAGGCGGGTTCATACCCAATATCAGCAGCACCATTTGGACATGAAGCATATACAAACCCTGTTTATTGTGGTAACACAACTTACGCAGGAGAAATACCTCCGGTAGTTTACCAAACTGGTTCGGCTGATAACACATCATCATCTCCAATATATTATAGTGGATTTGATTTTAGTAATATGGATAATGTGAATTACTTAAAACCAATTCCTGCTAGTGCAGAAACTGGAGCAAACGTATTATTCGCATTTGATTCTCAATTATCATATCAAATGACTGGTTCATCCGCAGTTGATATGGTTAAAAGACAATTTGTATTAGGATTCCAAAAAGGATATGATGGAATGAACCCAACAACTAAAAAAGCTAAAGCTGGTGATATTGGTGTATGGGGAGCAGCAAATACGCAAGGATTTAACTGTTCAACTGGAGTATCAATAGGTACAACGGCTTATTACAAAGCAATTAACGCTGTATCTAACCCTGATGAGTGGGATATTAACTTAGTAGCAACTCCTGGTATTGTAAGAAGCTTACACCCATCGGTTACTTCTAAAGTAATTGATATGGTTGAAGATAGACAAGATTGTTTCTATATCGCTGATTTCAACGATTATAATGATTCAATTACTGAAGCAACTGAGCAAGCAAATTCAGTAGATTCAAATTATGTAGGAACTTATTATCCTTGGGTTAAGACAGTTGATAACAACACAAACAAATTAACTTCAGTTCCACCATCAGTATTGATGCCGGCTGTATTCGCTTCTAACGATAGATTAGCAGCAGAATGGTTCGCACCTGCTGGTTTGAATAGAGGTGGTATTAGTGGAGCAGTTAGTGTATTGAATAGATTAACACACTCTGAAAGAGATACTCTATATGAAAACAAAGTAAACCCAATCGCAGCATTCCCTGGACAAGGTATTGTAGCATTCGGACAGAAGACATTGCAAGATAAGGCATCTGCTTTAGATAGAATCAATGTTAGAAGATTACTTATCGTTCTTAAGAAGTTTATCGCTTCAACATCTCGTTACTTAGTATTCGAACAAAATACCGCTACAACTCGTCAAAGATTCTTAAACACTGTGAACCCTTACTTAGAGGCAGTTCAACAAAGACAAGGTTTATACGCTTTCAGAGTAGTAATGGACGAATCTAACAATACACCTGATGTAATTGATAGAAACATATTAGCAGGACAAATTTTCTTACAACCGGCTAAGACAGCTGAATTCATCGTAATTGATTTCAACATCTTACCAACTGGAGCAAGTTTTACAGCATAATACGAAAATAAAGGAATTAGATATTTATTAATATAATAAAAAGGAATAAAAATGGCAGAAATATTAGAGTTTGATAAGATGTTCTATACGAACTTCGAACCTAAGATGAAAAATAGATTTGTAATGCAAATCGATGGTATTGATTCATACTTAGTTAAAGCAGCACAAAGACCAACAATTACTTTTGAGCCTGTTGTGTTAGACCACATCAACGTTAAGAGAAAATTAAAAGGTAAAGGTGAGTGGCAAGATATCACAATTACTCTTTATGACCCAATTGTTCCTTCTGGAGCACAAAAGGTAATGGAGTGGGTGAGATTATCACATGAATCAATTACTGGTAGAGATGGATACGCTGATTTTTACAAAAAAGACTTGGATTTCTATATGTTAGGACCAGTTGGTGATAAAATTGAACAATGGAAAATCAAAGGAGCATTTATCCTAAGTGCAAACTTTGGAGATGTAGCATTTGATTCAAACGAACCAGCAACAATTGAATTAACATTAGCAATGGATTACGCAATCTTAGAATTCTAAAAACATATTCCTTACGGATGCTACCGAAGGACAACCCTCATCAGAAATGGTGGGGGTTTTTTTATTTCTAATTTTTTAATTTCTATGTATTTATATATACAAACTTAAAAACATTTAAAAGTTATGGCAGAAGTGAATATTGCGGCAGCTCCGGTTGCACAAAAAAGAGAATTTGATTTCCCAACGGAAACAATTGAATTACCTTCTCAAGGATTAGTTTATCCTGAAGGACACCCATTAAGAAAGGGTACTATTGAAATTAAACATATGACAGCTAGAGAAGAAGATATCTTAGCATCACAAAATCTTATCAAAAAAGGTTTAGTGTTGGATAGATTATTTGAATCAGTTGTTGTTGAGCCGGGATTAAACCCAAATGATATTGTAATTGGTGATAAAAACGCTATTTTATTAGCAACTCGTATTTTAGGATATGGGGCTGATTATGAAGTAGAAAGTACTGACCCATTTACTTTTGAAAAACAACAAGTCAATATTGATTTATCTAAGATACAAACCAAAGATATTGATGAAGATGCTTTAAATTCAAAAAATAGATATCAATTTAAATTACCTTCAAATGGTAAAGTTATTGAATTTAAGTTATTAACTCATGGTGACGAGCAAAATATTACTAGAGATACTCAAGCTATGGAAAAGATAGCAAAAGGAGCAGCTGGTTCAACTGATGTTACAACTCGTATGAAATATATGATTACTTCGGTAGATGGTAATACTGATACTGGGTTTATTAATAAATGGATTATGAATTCTTTCTTAGCAAAGGATACAAAAGCATTTAGAGCGCATGTAAAGGAACTTTCTCCTGATTTGGATTTGAAATTTAATTTTGTATCGGAATTGACAGGCGAAACGGAGGCGCTAGATATCCCATTTGGGATAGGCTTTTTTTACCCTACCACCTGATTATAAAATCACATTACACTCTCAAATTTGGGAGATGGTTCAATTTAGTAATGGATTTACTTGGTCAGATGTTTACCACATGCCGATTTATCTTAGGAGATTTTATTTTAATAAACTAATAGAATTGAAGAAAAGAGAAGCAGATGAGGTTAAGAGAGCTAATTCAAAAGCAAAAAGTTCTAAAGTGAGGATACGATAATCCTCACTTTTTTATTATCCAATATTTATACAATATAAAGGAAACACTATGTCAAACGAAACACAACCAATAAAGGAAGGATTATTCGGAGCAGCTAAACAATTTAGTGATGCTTTTTTCGATGGTTTAAAAAATAATGCAGTAGATAGAGTATTATCAAAAGCTAGAGCAGCTAGAATGAGCCAAGAAGCTATTGAAAAAATGGAAAAAATAAAAAAAGAAAAAGAAGAATTGGATAAAATACTTTCGCAAATTCCAAAAGCAAAAATATAAAAATAAGTGGCAGAAGACTTAAATAGAGAACGATTAGCCATATTAGGCGAATTAGGAAGACTTACTCAGCAGATAAATGCATATAATGCTCAAGGGATACAGAATGCGCAAAGGGAAAATGAATTAAATCGTGAAAGACTTAGAATAGGTAGAGAACTTCAAAGAGTAAATTTAGAACTACAAAAAGCACAAAGACAATCATACGTTGACTCTATAAACAGTATGAAATCATTGAGTTCTATGTATGAACCTTTGAAAAAAGCTGATAAACAGAGAATTGATTTAATGCTAAAAGCTGGAAATTTATCAGACACTGCTGTTGCAAGGGGTAATAATTTAGCTGATATAAATCAAAAAATATCCCAACTTACGGCTGACCAAACTTTAGAAAGACAAATTTTACAAGAACAATTTGATTCCGAAATAGTCAGATTTGGTAGAATGGCTGGTATATCGCAAGAAATAGTTGATAATCTTAAAAATCAAAATGAATTAGCAAGAGATTATTCTTCAATGACAGAAGGTCAAAAGGAACAATTGGAAGCTCAATTGGAGACATATAATACTATAAAGAAAACAATAGGTGGTATATTGGATACTGCTGCTATATTAACAAGCGGACCTGGTGGTTTGCTTGGTATGAGTCTTATTGGCGCTGGTAAGTTCCTTGGTAAGATGGGTGAGGTTAGAGGTCAGTTGGGTGGTATTGCTGAATTTGGAACAACGGCACTTGCTTTCTTTGATGATAACGCTGTAGCAAATGCAAAAGAATTAGCATCACAATTTGGCGGAATAAATAATGTATCGGGGCAATTACAAGCATCAACATCGCTTATATCAGTTAATATGGGTATTAGTGGAATTGAAGCAGCTGGATTAATTGGTTCGTTTGCAAGGTTGAATGGTAATAGCCAAGAAACAGCATTAAACTTAACAAAAGCATCTCAAGAGTTTGCAGCTCAAAATGGTTTAATACCTGGCGCTCTTATGGAAGATTTAGCAGCAAATACTGAAGCATTTGCACTATTTGGTAAAGAAGGTGGTAAAAATATGATTCAAGCCGCTGGAGCAGCTGCTAAGATGGGAGTTAGTTTAAAAACTATGACTGGATTGGCTGATAATCTTTTAGATTTTGAAAACTCAATTAACGCTGAAATGGAGTTGGGTGCAATGCTTGGTAAAAATATTAATTTAGATAAAGCAAGAGCATTGGCATATCAAGGTGATATAGCTGGGGCAACTCAAGAAACACTAAGTGCATTAGGTGGAGTTGATGCATTCAATAAAATGGATTATTTCCAAAAGAAAAAAACGGCAGAATTAATGGGAACATCGGTAGAAGAATTGCAAAAGATGGTAACAAATCAGGAGCAAGCAGCTACGATGGGTGGTAAGATAAACGCAACATTTAGTTTAGTTGGAGAAACTATTAATGCTGGATTAAACAAATACTTAGGTACATCACTAGAAGCTTTAGGTGGAATGGTGATGGCTGGTGCACAATTGGGTGGTTCTTTTGCACAAATGGGATTTGATGTAAAAGGAATGGCATCTAAAATACCAATCATAGGAAAATTATTTGGTGGTGGTGGTGCACCGGGTACTGTACCTGGTCCAGTCCCAACACCTGGTACTGGCGGCGGTCCAATCCCACCGGTTCCTGAAGGAGGTGGTGGATTAGCAAGTTTAGCAGCAGGATTAAAAGAAATGGGTAGTGCGAAAGTTTTGTTTGGAGCACTAAACCTCATACCTACTGCGGCTGGATTAGCTCTTATGGTTATTGGTATCCCATCTATGATGGCACTTGGTGCTTTTGGAGCTAATGCTGGTATTGGATTAGAATTTATAGGAGTTGGATTACAAGCTATGGGAAATCCACAAGCCTTATTAGGAGCACTAACATTATCAGTAGCAGCTGTTGGGTTTACATTAATGACAGCTGGTGCAATTGGATTAGCTGCAATTGCAATTGGTGGTGTTGCGGCTGGAGCTGGATTAACGGCATTATCAGTTGGATTAGTTTCATTAGGAACAGCAGCAGCAACTGGTGTTCCATTCTTAGGTCTTGCATTACTTGCTGGATTTGGGGTAGCATTGATACCTTTAACATATGCATTAAGTTTATTAGCACCATTAGTTGAATCAATTGGTAACGTTATAGTTGGAACAATTACAGCAATAGCAAATGGTATATCAATGGTTGTTAGTAGTATAGGACAGTTTGTTACTCAAGTACTTCCATTATTTAACTTAGAAAATGCAGCTGGGTTGTTAGCAATGGCTGGTGGATTTGCCGCATTATCTCTTTCTTTAATGGGATTCGCAATGGCATCTATTATGGCTATTCCTGGTATGATTGCAGTTGGTGCTTTTGTAGCATTGGGTGGTGGTGATTTATTAGGTGGTGGTGGTGAAGCTGGTGGTAGT